CTTAACCAATAACGGTAACTGGGTTTGTGAAAGAGTTTATACGCAACGTAAATTATCACTCCTGCGAAAATTGCGATCATAGCGTACTCGAGAACGTTGGGTGAAAAAGAGGGTACTACTGATGATGATGATGTCGGGAGTGTTACAGGTGGGGGAAGTGTTGTTGTTGTCATGAGAAAAAAAGAGGGTTAAATAAGAAAAATGTTAGCATCGGGGGTTTTAGGGGGTATCCCCCTAACTAGCCTGACGTTTGTACGCTATGCCACAGCAGTATAATTGCAAACATTACCTCAAGCGTTGGAATTGCATATAACCACGGGTTCGAGACACCGAGTGCTACCATTTCTGCTGACGTGAATACCGATGAGACTATCAACCCCAGTCCTACGTTTCTCAGACCTGCCCTAAGTCCGAACAAAGCCACAGAAGACAATGGGATAACATATATCAGCATTTGTTCAAGAAGGGGAGGTGCATAATTCCCGCCGTTTGTCGTTATGTAAAACGGCCCGAATTGCTGACTGTCAAAGTAGATGAAAATGACGGTTATATTGGAAGGCACTGTAACCACGGTGTAGTTGTTCTGTATTGTGTAATTACCGATCAACTGATGTGTGTAAAAGTTGTAAAGCGAAAACGTAACTTGTTGCAAGTTTTGCCCTTGGTAGTAAGGTTCCGCTAAGAGGACTACTTGATTAGAGCCGTTATAAAACGCGTTGACAACGTAACCGTCTATTACGGTCTGAGATAACGGCTGTATCGTTACAACGGCACTACCGTCCGACCAGTCTAAGAGAGCACCACCTGTCGTTGCTGATACTAACAGAGACGCGATAAGAGGGACTAAAAGCAGTAATAATAGCCTCTTCATAAGAAGAAGTAGGAGAATGAGTTAAAAAATAAATTAGCAGTGGGGGTTTTAGGGGGTATCCCCCTAATGGGGTACCCCCCACAGCTCACTGCCCGTAAGGATTATTCTCTCTCAGTATTTTAACTATATAAATGAGTATCATGAAGATTATCATACCTATTAATAATATCAGGACGTCAACGACGTTACTAGCAAACGGTATAGGGTTGCTGGGCATCTTCACACTCACATTACCTATTTTCAAATTACTCAGTGTAGGCACAGCCAAACCGAAGTATATACCCTCAACCAAGTTGAGGACTGCAACCATTATTCCTATAATAAATATTAGGAGAATATATGTGATGAACTTCATGATTGACTGCTCCTCCTCGCAAACCTATATGCTGTACTTACTATAACCAGGACTGATCCTATAAAAATTACGGGCAGGAGGTGTATGATGATGCCCACCACTGCGACTATTGCACCCCCTGCAGCTATACTCGCAAGCAGGTCTTGGTTAGCCCTGACTAACGCTATCACCACTCCTAAGACCATTGCCACTGTAACTATTCCCCCAACCGTAAGTGTTGACAGACTGAACGGTGTTTGTTGTGACAACGGGAGTATTAATTCTGGTGCCGGTTTCGGGAACGTTATCTCATTAGGCGAATAAGAACCTACGCCGGAGGAGAGCGGTTGAAGATATATGGTCAACACTTTCGTATTGGGGTTCGCCACGACTTGTGCCGATAGGAGTCCTTGTGTGTCAAAGGGCTGTATTTGTTGCGTTATCGGGTCGTTTATTATCATGGGTTGTCCGTTCTGATAAATAGTCACGTTCCAGCCTTGCCAGTCTATCAAAACGAAGGAATAAGCTGTGTAAAGTAGGATGACCGTGAACTGGTAATTACCCGGTGATAACGTTGCAGTCTGGTAAGGGAACGTATCGTAATTTATGAATATTTGTGAGCTGGTAGAGTTCCTCACGATTACCTCCGTGAACGGCGGGATATAAATCACGGGGTTTGCGACGTTTGGCTTGAGGAATGTCATGACACCGATGTCGTTAACTTCCCTAGTTAGAGAGCCGGTCAGCTGGTAGGTCTGGTTCGTGAAGGGGTTTATGTATTGACCCTGTTGTGTAATGTACGTTGGGTCGAAGAAGAACAACATCGATGAGATTGACGGTGGGGTCTGCGACGTTGCAACACTGTTGTTCTCTACATATGTCATGTCAATAAAGCCATTTTGGAAGGAGTAATAGCCACCAGGTGCGTTAGCCCAACCTGATGTGAAACCTGTACCAACGGTGACATAATTCATCAGTCTGTTTAGGTTCTGATTAATTGATACAGAGTAGTAAGTGAAGTTTGTGGTACCCCAATCCGTTGTTGCTATTGTACCGCCCTGGTAATAGTTTATGCTGTTTTGCGTAGCTGGAGTGAACTGAGGTGAGCCCCAATCGACGCCTCCTCCTACTTCTCCGTTGGTACCGACATAGGCTAACGGTTCCCAACCCCCCGTCGGGCCCGTTGGGCTTGACGGGGGTATAGCGTTTTGAGCCTCTAACAACACACCGTTGCCAGGAGAGAATAAAGCACCGTAAGATAGTACGTTTGATGATTTCAACGTTATGTTCACCGGGCCCACTGGGTTGAACGTGACTGTGAACTTCCCGTTGGGATTGGTAAACGGTAGGTTAAGCTCATGCCACGTCCCGTTGTACACACCGAGGATGGCGTAAGAGCCGTTGGAGAGCTGAGAAATCAAGACGGTAGCTGAAGAAGTATCGGGCATTGAAGGTAATGAGACTGAGTTGACCGTGTATTTGACTACGCCGTACTGGAAAGGAGAGACGCCGAAGTAGGAGACATAGAATAAGTTATCAGTATCGCCTCTTATCCCTACGTAACCGATTTGGCTCCACGGAAAAGGAGTATTAAAGTTAACTGTGTAAGCTGTGCCGTTAATGTATACACTCTGTACTGTAACGTTACCAGCACTGTTCTCCGTAAGTATGACGCTGAAGGTAAATGGGTAGCTAGGATTAGGTTGGGGTAAAGAAGTGTAAAGCGTTTCATAGCCAGAAGAAGTTGTTGGAGAGTGGAACCATATTGAGCCACCGTAAAATTCAACTAATAACGCGTAAAAACCACTCACACCGTCATATGTTTGGTCTCCTATGTTAGGTGAGTAGACAGTAATACCAGGATTATAATTATGTACTGGGAAAGATGTTACGTGAATCGTTATGTTGATGGTGTTTGATGTTGGTGAATATCTCCAAGCTATGTATTGACCACCAAAACTTGCTCCAGTACTGTTTACTACAAGTTCACCATTTTGCCAGTAAGGTAATACTTTCCATGATGTAGACTCCACGTTGTTCACGAATTGTTCAGCATTGTAGTAAGGTGCTGGAGAGACGCCGAAGTAAGAAACAAACGCATAAGATCCAGGGGCTCCCAATCTAATTGCATAAATTCCTATATCTTGCCACGGCATTGGTAGAATTTTGTTCATAGTGTATAAAGTAGAATTAATGTATATTGCTTGCAAATTAACATATCCGTTACTGGATTCTGTCAAAATAATTGTAAACGTAAATGGATAAGGAGGGTTAGCATTAGGTGTGCTAAAGGAAAAATACGAACCATTAGGATAATTAAAGAATGATAAACCTCCATACCATGATATCTGAATGCCATACCAACCACCCAGGTCGTTATCGGTAGGTAAATCACCTAAATTAGGTGAAACTATATCTATCGCTGGATTTCCACCAGCACTATACCAACTTGTTATATGCATAGTAACGTTGATTGTGTTAGATATTAAAGAAGCCCTCCAACCTATGTATTGACCAGCGGTAGACGCACCCGTTTCATTCAATATAAGTTCACCGTTTTCCCAATAAGGAAACACTTTCCATGATGTAGACTCGACACTATCTACGGGCTGGTTTTGAATGCCGAACCACGGGGTAAACTGCAACTGGTAGCCTTGGTCTGGCGTTACTGACAGAGTTGATGAGGAGTAATAAGACGTGGTAGAGTTAGAGTGCGTAACAATCCCTGGTACGTTCACTTGCTGGTAAAGGAAGTTTCCTGTCGAAAAGCCCGATACTCCGTACTCATGTACGAGTGCCACTTCACCGCTTTTCAATGTAACGTTTTCCACAGCCTCCAATGCCTTGCCTGTAGTCTGCACTCCTTGAAATGAGGGGACTGAGGAGAAGGAGGAGGGGATCTCGTAAAGTGTTAACACGTTACTCTGGTTCTGCAACATGAGCACTGTGCCGTAGTCCATAACGTTTACGTAAAACGTTAGAAAGGACTGCACTGCTTGCACTCCTAAGGGAATGAGGAGCAGAAATAGACTACTCAAGATCAAAAATTTCTTCATCTTCAATCTTGTTCACCCCCTTAGTTATGACGGGTGGATATTTAGTGTAAAACATGACGTTTAGCTCACCTTGATCCCTTGCTTCATCGATTGTTGGACTTTCATCTGGAGGAAACGCTTTCGATACTAACTTTCTTACCTCTGGATTGTCGTCTATTACTATAATGTCTCCTAGCCCCTTCAGACCGTTAAGAATTTCTTTTTTATACTCTACCTCTTTTCTGTAATCGCTGGGGTTCCTCATTATCAAGTAGTCGTACGGTACGTTAAACTTCTGCAGTTGTTCAAGCGTTTTCTCTCTTTGCGTTTCACCGTTCCTCCCGGTCAACAGTATTACGACCCAACCCTTTTCTTTCGCCCTCTTGACGGTGTTTAACACGTCCTTGTTAGGGATGTCGAAGTCCATGTACTTGGGTGACTGGTAACACTCCCAAAATTTCCTCCTAGCCTCTCCGTGAAGAGAGTCCAACGAAGCTACACCTTGTTCCGCCAAACACGCGTTATACCTTGCTTGAGTGTTGAAGAGCGTGTTATCGAGGTCTACGACTAAGACTTTCATATTCAAAATGTAGGAAAAGAGGCTAAAAAATAAATTAGCATTGGGGGTTTTAGGGGGTGTCCCCCTAATGGGGGTGTGGGGGTTTCCCCCACAGGGGTATCCCCTAGACCGGGAAGAAGAACTGTGCTAACACTTCTAGCAAGTACAGCCATGCCATTGCTTGTAACATAGCGCCTACCAGTAACGCACCTACGATAAGACCGGGGTTCCCGCTAATCGCAGCCATTTCGTAAAACACAATCGGTATGCCAGCAACGAAATTGATCAACGCGTTGAAGATGAGGAGCCCTACTGCATAAAGGATGAAGGTAAAAGGCATGTTCGTAACCGCAGTGCTGTGTATGATAGCTGTGAACGCTTGGGGGTTTACAATCGTCGTGAAGTACGGTATT